CCAAATGCCGCATAGGTCATAACTTCATCTTGTCCAAACCAATCATTTTTAACAGCCCACGTTTCGGCTTTAGGGTCAGGTCTACGGGGTGCTTGAGTCTGCTGTGGCATAGGCTGTTGCAAATTAGCTTGCTGTTGAGCCTCGGCCTGCTGACGGTACCGATCCTGTTGCAGTTTAGCCTGACGAGCACGGTCATTTTCAATAGCCAAACCCGTAAGCTGTCGCTGCGCTTCAACCACGCCCGCAGTGTCACCTATCTCCATCGCACGAGTCAGTTCTTTCTCAGCACTGTCCGTTTGCGTGGTAACACGGTTGCTATACTCAGACACGTAGCTATTATCTAAGTTAGCCATGCGAGCTTTAACCGTCTGGTTTTCTTGTTGCACTTGTTTGGCGTAATTTACAGCTTCGCCCTCACGGCGCTCGGCTTCACGCATCTTCTTCGTTAAACGATCAATACGTTTTTGCGTAGCGTTTTCAGCCTTGTCAAATTGATCATCTCTATCTGAAGTCTGGTCGTCAGAATCTTCGACAGCATCAACCTCTACTTCTACGTCTACTTCTAGGTCTTCGTCACTCATACATCACCTTTAATAATGGAGAACATCTTCCGGATCTAAAATTTTGGCAAGGACCTCGTCATCATTAAGAATCCGAACCTCGCCCCCATCAATTGCAAAACGAGAACCCGCATAGCGAGCAAACATTACCCAATCTTTTTCTTCACACCAAGCACCTGACGGGAACTTATCAGGGTCTTTGTATGCAAGGGGTCCAACTTTAAGAACATAACCAACCTGTGTGGACACGGATTGCTCTTGAACTAGTTGATCTGGAAGATAAATACCACCTTCTGTTTGACCTTTGCCCCGGTACGGTAGAATTAAAATTCTCCAACCAGTGGGCGCAGGCATTTTATCTAAAAGGCTTTTACCAATATTTTCAGGTCTTAGGACGGGCTTATCTACATAAGCGTCTTTAAGGTTGTCTGCACTGGCGTCAGCAATCGTTTCCTTTTTAGGCTGAGTATCTTGCTTCTCAGACTCCATTTGGAAGGCGGCACTGGGTGCGGCAGACATGTCAATTTTTGACTTAGTCATATACTACGCTCCTGTTTATCTAGCAGGCTCTTGAGTTCCTGTTCTACGTGATTTAAGGATTCTAAATTCCCCATAAGCTCACGATATTGCTCCATCGATTTTACATTACCAAAGATCATAAGATCGCAAATAGCCTGTCTTCTCTCCCTGATAACTTTAAATACCGCCGTGACGGTAGAAATCTCATCCATTCTTATATGTCCCCATATTGTCTAAGAAAGTTGGATTTTATCCTATCATATCTTATACAAAAGAGGGAGGTTTTATATCATTAATTCAAAATGAGGCGCGTCTATAAAGGGCCTTCGGCCTTGAGACCGTCGGAGGTCAATGTAGCTATTCATGGCGTCTTCCATAGTCCCGCTCCAATCCCCGATGTTAGGCACCGTCCAAGCTGCGCCCCACCGAACTTTTACACCTGCAAACTTAGCGCCTTCCGCCATAGCGTCAGCAACCTCGTCATACAAGTTAAGCTCCCACGACCCTCGCGATCCGCAATAGCACATTAAGTCTACTGCAATGCCTTCCAGATGTTTGGACTTCATTGTTTTACTAGCCCCGGATTCTACCAAGCTCTCTTGCTCGGCTTCGGTACGCAAACCACAAATAACTCCGAAGTCCTGCTTAGTAACGTCAATAGCATAATTAACTACAGATATTAACCGATCATCTACACCTTCTAAACGGTCTACGCTTCGTTGCGATAACTTAAACTTGCTCATTTTTCTCTTTGAACCCCTTTGACTTTTTCCGCCGTGCGCATAGCGCCCAGTCCAAGCATTCCAAGAAGAACGCTAGAAAGAAGAGAACTGTCTACTTTAGGTACAACAAACCAAATACCTAATATAGGTGCTAAAATTGTAGAATACAGCAGAGCGAACCCGCAAATCCATCCAATAGCCGGTCTCCATCCGGCTACGAAAAGACTCTTATGAGCCGCCTCAACCGCATTAACTTCCATCTGCCCCTTACTAAGCTCTAAGGCATGTTTTTCGGAAATAGTAGCAATCTCGTGAGCTAGAGCATTACGCTGATCTTTGTCTTCTACAATTTTTCCGAGAATCCCTGTAATCGGTCCTATTAAAGCGGATAACATTTAACCACCTCCGGCGCGTTGTATGGACCCTATTCCTCGCAAAAAAGGATTGGCAAAGGGATCACGTTCGTCTACTTTGTACTCAGTCTGACCATAGCTCCGAGGAGCAGAATATGGGTTAAACACATTAGACTCTAGCGCAGTAAGTCCGGTAGCACCATAAGACCGTCCGTCACCACCACCGGTTGGGAGCTCACCAAAAGTGGGCGATATCCGGTCGTCTCTAGTGTAGGGGTTGTACTTACCACTGTCCGTCTGACTCGCAAGATCGCCAAACTCAGGCGCTATGACCTCGTTCCCCGCCAAACCTCTGCCAGTGTTAGCCCGGATACTCATTCCAAAATCACTATTCATTGCAAGGTCCAAACGGGACTTTCTTTTTTCTAGCTGCGCGTCCAAATAAATAACATCCGCCGCGTCGGCGGCGGCTTTTGAACCGTACATTACACCGTCCAAACCCATAGTCGGAACTTCCTGAAAAGGAACCGGGTCGAAAACTGGATCGGAAACTGGATCGGAAACAGTATTTGCAAAAGGGTCGGGGTCAGGGTCAGGCGCGGTTGTAGTGTCCGCAACTACCACCGGTTTTACAGCATCAATAGCCGTACCGTCCCCGGGAACTACCACCGGCTTTACAGGATCAATAGCCATACCGTCCCCGGGAACTACGGCTACCGGAAGAGGTGGCGGCGTTGGAGGGATAGCTACAAATGCGGGGGGAGCAACGGGTTCAACAACGGGGGCGGGCTCTGGATTTTCAAAAGGATCAACGGGATCAACGGGATCAACCACGACCGATGGGGGCGGTTCGGGACGTGGGGGCGGCGTTGAAATAGGGTCCGGATTTTCAACATTAATCGGCAAAACAGAGGCCGCGTTATTATGAGGTCGCTGATAACCGAGCCCCGAAAGGCTCCCTATCCCCGGATTTGAAACCCCATAAGCTACTGTATCGTACAAGGTTAGTTTTTGTTGGTCGGTCATGTCGTATATATCTAGACCGTCTTTTATTTCCTTGGACAGGGGATGAAGATCTCGGGCATTAAGTGTACCCGCCGTACCGTCTTCGTTGAAAAGATCATCGGTATCTCTTTCTTCATATAATTCAGTACTGGTATTACCGGTAGCATCTAAGACATTTTCTTGCGGATCAACTAATCCATCTGGCCCAAATAAAGGCTGAGTCTCCGGCGCTAAACTAGCAATACCCGTGTCAAAAGTAGCCGGTGCAGGTTCAGGGGCAAATCCCACCACCTTGCCATCGGGCCCGTATTGGAATTGTGAAGGATCAAAACCAAACATATTCATCTCTTAATACTCCAATTACCTAAAAAAAACAGTTTCTACTTACAACCTATGTAGCTTCCGCCTCTTTTAGCCGCGCCCATTCCACGAGCCGTAGCCGGACCCATGCCTTTAGGAACTGTAACCGGAGCAGTTTTACCGTAAGGTATACGGCCCTGACCCTTAATCTCTGCATATTCTACCGCTTTAGGTGCTTTTGTTGGATTCATAGCCATTCTACTGTCCTCTTTGTTTAATAAGTTCACGTTCTCTCGCCGCATCTATCCGCGCTTGAGTCTGTCGTTCTTGTGCATTAATGCGCTCACCAAAGTGTTCTTTACGCATATTAAGTGACTCTTGATCAAGTGCAAGCTTGCTCTGGTCAAGCTGTGTATCAGCTTGTTCCGACTGCGCTTTAATCTCCAATTCCTTCTCTTTCAAAGCCAACAAGGGGTCCGGCGCAGCCTCTGCCGATCCAGAAAGTTGGGCAGAAAGATCCTTAACCATCTGCATTCCTTGAGCCACAAACTTTGCAGTCATAGCTTCAATCTCAAGCATTTCTTCGGGACTAGCCGGTTTCCCGTCTCGAACCTCCAACTGCTGCATGTACGCAACCGCCGCCTGCTCTCTTGCCGCAACCTTTACATGTTGCATGATATGCTTCTGTAAAGAAATAGCTACCGGCGGCAACGTAGCAACCATCGGCGTTCCACCAAATATAAGGTGTGCCATGATATGCGACTGATGATCCTGACCCTCAAATGCTTCTAAATCCATCATGTCCAAAGCATTAATGTTCTCTTGAGCCGGGTCCGTGGGCGTCGGTTCAGCATCCGGCAACGACTTCATCAATCGATCTACATCGGTCACGCCCAACGCTTCATACATATCACGGTAAACTTCGTGCATGTTATGCAACTCGGGAGCAGCACCGGCTAACTCTAACTTAGTCTGTGCCAACGTAATGCGCTGTGCCTGACTAAATACGTTAGGGTTGCTAACCGGAATAATGTCAACGCGCTCGTCAAAGTCCGATGCCATAACCTGCGAATCTTCTCCCGCAACAGCATACGGGTAAATCTGAGGAAGGCTCTCACCCATCACGCGACCTAGAATCTTAAACTCTAACCGCATGGCGTAGTGCAATCTCTTATGAACAGCACTCATGACCCGTGAGCCCTGCTCCAACATGGCTATAGTAGTACCTACCGCCGCGTTCTGATTACCATCACCTACCTTCAAATCTGTAATAGTCGCGAACCGCTGTCCGGCGTCCACGACAAAACCCAATAGCTGAAACAACGTCTGATCCGGTCCCTTGAACGGAAGAGGCATCAAACTATCACGGATCGCGCCTCCCGGTGCATCTACGTCACGGAATTCACCGGGCTGTAGCGGCGTGTCGTCATCTCTAATTCTCATACCCCGCGCTTTAAATCCTGCGGGCAAGTTAGACAGAGTTCCCGCATCGATAAGCTGTCGAAGAGCCGACGTTGCTGTGCGAGACAGACCACCAATTGTGTGGATCAAACCTAGTCCGTAAAAACCAAAACCGGGCAAAAACTTATAGTGAACAAAATATTGAATCTTACGTTTCTTCTCGTCGTCTTCGTTGTAGTTGCGACGAATAGCAAGAATCTGTCCATTGTCCTTAGAAATAGTTACAACATACGGAATCTTAATGCCCGTAGGCTCACCATCTTCATCAACGTCTTCGTAACCTTCTAGGTCTAAATCGACGTGGCACTCTAACAAGGTGCAGTCATAATCAATCTGCGACGGCTCAAAACCATCAATCAGATCAATCTCATCGGAAATAGAGTCCAAGCTAGACTGAGCCGGGATAACATCTATGTCCAGATAAAAACCCGACACCTGTTGCTTGCGCAGATCGTTAAGCGACGTGCGAAGTACTTGGGTAATATTAGGACACGTCTCTAAGTCAGAGGTCTCATAAGGTACGACAAGATTCTCAGCCGGAACGAACTTACTGACAGCACGGCCCAAGTTCTCATCATAATAAACTTTCTTAAACGTACTACCGGCCAAGGGCAAATAAAACAACATCTGGTCCATGTCCGGCGTATATTCTTCCATCACATTAGTAATGTAATAGTTCATGAACTGCTTAACGCGCTGAGACTGATTCAGCTTCTGACGGGTTTCTTTACCCATAACAACAGTTCGTACTGGACCGCTAGGCGGTAAAAGCTCATTGAAAGCTTGCGCTTGAAACTGTGTGGCCGCTTCACCCAACAAAGGATGTGTTACGCCCGAGGCTCCTCGAAAAGGCTCAGTACGCTCTTGGTAAGAAAAACCTAACAACTCTAAACCGTTAGCATAAGTCTCTTCCCATTCTTGACGACTAGATTTATTGGCGTCAAATTCCCCTAATAGATCTCCTGCAATACGACCCAACTCACGGTCAGGCATCTCTTCGGCTAAGTTCATGTAGAAGTCGCCACCAAACCCGCGCTCGTCCTGCGGGTCGAAATCAACCATAACGCTGCCGTCTTCGTCCAAAGTCATCTCGACATCACCGTCCATAGACAGGTCCATACCAAGCATTTCCATGACATTGTTTTCTGAATCAGGTAGCTCTAGCTCAATCTCGGCTCTTATATCTTCTTCCAGTAACTGAGATGGAACATTGCGGTCCATCAAACTTCCTACTGGTTTGTTATCTTCTGCCATTTCTTATTCCTCTGGAGAACGATCCAATATAATGTTTAGTTGTTCTAATGTTTCCGGGGGTAATTTTGATACGTCATCTTCAGACGATATAGGTGCGCCCGCTTTTCTGAGCAACGAGGCCATAGCCGCATTTTCACGAACCATTGCTTTTTGTTCTTTTTGAGACTTAGGCGCATCCATAACGGGACTAGACGAGGTACTGTTTATAATGGTTTCAATAAGTGAACCCAAACCTTCTTCGTCAGCTATTGATTCGGCGTCCGGGTCAACAATCTCTATTTCCGGACCCTGCTCGCCCATGTCGATACTATCCTCGTCGAAAGGTATCATCATCTCCATAGACATTATACCCCCATCACTAGGCTCTTTGTCGGGGGTTACAGATTCCGGTTCCTCAAGGTCTGGCATAAGTGGCGTCGCTACCGCCGATCCAAACGGGGACATCGGTGAAACAGGTTGAGATGGCGTCATCTCAGGCATATTAAAACGCTTTAAACTACCATAATCCTCCATTGGGGCCGGGGGTTCCATTGGGGACACTTTGGCCGCTTTGGCCGCTTCGACCGTTGGGGACGGAGTTGACACCCGGGCCATCGGCGATTCAGGGTCCGGAACCCCATAGTAAGGCTGTTGGACCGGAGTCCGCATCTGCATTCCCGCCATACCAAACGGCATCATCCCGAATTCAACCTCTTCCTCATAAGACATGGGTGCCATAGGTGCCATAGGTGCCATAGGTGCCATAGGTGCCATAGGTGCAACTGACCCCGGGACATTTTGTGCATACGATTGTGCGAAACTCGGCTTGTTCAAATCCATAATTTTTCCGTAGCTTTATAGCAATGCGAAATAAATGTCAATAATACACCGTTATCTTACCAGATTTCATTATTTTTTTCCGGTGTCCACGACGGAATCTGCTAAGATTTCTGAAGCAAGCTTTTGTTCAGCAAGACGACCTTTAAGCCCCTGATCCATGAGACTGCGCGGTCGATCTCCCGTATATCCCTCTTCTCGCGAGTCTCTAAGGTCAAGGTACCGTGTCTTTAGCTCTTCTGCGGTGATTTGTGGAATATTGCGTTGATATTCAACAATGTCTGGTAGGTGCTCGGCATAATCCAGATTGATTAATGTCCTTGGCTCGGCGGTACGCAGGCGTTTATTAAATGGAAGTTTTTCGGGGTTAGATGTAGAATCCTTCATAAAGTAATCGGTGTCGTAGCCGTAATCAGGAGCGTTAACAAGTTGCCCAAATCCCATAGCAGTAAGAGAAGGCTCTGTGAGTAGCTCCTCTCGACGCTTACCAAAAGTGCTGTCGGTTACACGCATTTTATAAAGGTCAGCTAAAAGTTCTTTCTTAGTAGGAGTGTCTTTTAAATCAAAAAAGTCTGCTATACCACCCATAATGGTATCTTGCGTATCTTCATTTCGAGGGCCACGAAGGCCTTGAGCAAACTCGTTAAAAACCATTTGAGAGGGTATCGACTTGTTAGCGTCCAGACCACCACTTTTATAAGGGCGCTCTGTAACATCCAACAAAACATTTTTTTCTAAACCTGAAGGTAGCTCGGCGTCGTAGCCCCTTGTTAATTTTAAATACGAAAGCTGAGTGTCGATACTCATCTTGTCTGTCTCAGGGTCTTTCAACAAGTCATCACGATATCTTGAAGCGTAGACCATTAACGCTTTTTTATACTCTAAAGGCGTTTGAGCGTTTATGATTTCCATTGTGTAGATGGGCTTTTCTTCTTTTACCCCAGAGCGATGGTAAAACTCGTGAGCCATTGTTTGAGGGTCCATGCCCCCCGACCCTATTGTAAATATCTGATCCCCTTCGGTAAACATCTCGGGATTGCTAGAAATATCTGGCGTCGGGCTATCACCAAAAGCCTTCTCGTATTCGGCCATGCTTTGGTAGATTTGATCCATCTGATGCTCGGCGGGGAAAAAATCAGGAAGACTACGGCCTCCTCTTCTTACCTCCGAAAACCGCCTGTCTCCAACTATTTCAGGAAAATACAACCCGTGGGTATTGGAGCGTTTGTCGCCAGTATCCAGAGAAGTAACCCTTTCCATATCAATAGGAAGAGAATAACCAGACCGCTTTGCAGTTTCCATCTCGGAATCGACATTCGCCATACTCATGGCTTGAAAAGCATTGGTGGGGTCTAAGTCATGTGCATAAGCAGCGTCTAAGGCAGCCTCATACGTGCGGCCTCCGACTCTATCGGGATAATTTTCCGCCATGTATTGTTCAAACCGGTCCCGGCTTTCAATGT